CCTCGGAATGAATGCGTGGCCCCTAAGAGGCTGGCGATTATGAAGGACGCGGGATCAATCCACAAGTGCAGAGTTTGTGGAGCAGGACTGCATCGACCTGGGACGAGGGGTCCATGGCCTGTTGTATGCACCAACGCCGACTGCATCAGCGCGTCACGGAAGCGTGATTGGCAGTCGGAACCACGTCCGTGCATGGTTTGCGGAATCGGATTTATTCGCGGAGACCGTGGCGTAGCATCTTGGACTTGCAGTGATGAATGCAGGCATTTGCGATCCACAGAACGAAATAGTTTGCGCTCCCTAAAGGCAAAGGCCCGCGCATGGGAACAGTCTGGCGGCGATCCGCGAAGAAAATCCTGTGTCGTCTGCGGTGTTGAGTTTGGAGGCGTTGCCGCACCGTTGCATGACCGATGCGGTCAGTGTCGGCTGGCTGCAAAAACACACACCTGCGCCAGATGTGGAAACGAGTTTGTAAGAGGAAACAGTCCTAATGATGCGTCTAAGTATTGTTCGCATCAGTGCTATATACAAAGCAGACTCGTCGCAGCAAAACCGAAGCCAGAAGTTACCGAACAATTCTGCCGAGTTTGCGGCAAACCAATATCACCTTCGTCACCGGCCAGGTATTGCAGCAGGGATTGCCGACTGGCAAAACAGCGAATCGAGCACAAGCGACAACTTGCACAACGTCGTTGGTCATGTGGGCGATGCGGACGGACGTGGCTGGGACACAAAGCCACTTTTTGTGCAGAATGCCGCATTATTGCCAGTCAGGAAAATAAGCGAGCATCGCGCGCTCGTAGGAAAGCCATCAAACGCGGAGCCACTAGTGAAACGTTCGGTCGAAAGATCACTTTGGAACGACTCATCGAGCGTGACGGCATACGATGTGCGATATGCGGACGGAACACCGATGCTGACGCAAATCACCTGTCCGACGCCTATCCTTCAGTAGATCACATTGTCCCTTCTTCGCACGGTGGCGGACATTCGTGGACGAATGTCCGCGTGGCACATCGTGGCTGCAATTCAAGGCGACAGAATAATCCGAGTGGTGCAATTCAGACCGCCCTACCAATGATTATTGAGATACGCGGAGCATTCGGAACGATCATCATGACGCCAGTTGCGACCGAGAATAGGAAGAAGTAATGAGCGTCCGGGGCGTGCGAAAGACCGCACAATCGCGAGACCGCGACCGCACAAAACTGCGAATTGATGAGATCGTCGGATCAGAACCGCAGATGCCTCACGGATTGACGCCGAATGCCGAGCGCATCTGGGCGGAAACCGTCGCCTATTTGCGCGAGGATGGGCGGTTGCACGCGAACCAGGGTCCGATTATCGAACGCTTTGCGATCACGGTTGATCGCGCGAAGATGATTGACGCCGTCATTGAAGTCGAGGGTCTGATGATCGACGGCAAACCGCATCCGCTCCTGTCCACCAGCATCGCGCTTGCCGAGAAGATCAGGATGATGGCGCGGGAACTTGGAATGACCCCGGCGTCACGTTTGCCGACGCTGGTCCCGGCCGAGCGTCCGGAACTTGCGCCGGTGTCGCCAATCGAGGCGATGATGCGCCTGCGTGAGCGACGCGCGTGACATTCGCGGTCGACTTCATCGGGAACCTGCGTCAATCCAAGGGTCAATGGGCGGGGCAACCGCTGACACTCCTACCGTGGCAGTCCGCGATCATTGACCGGATATACGGCACGATCCGTCCGGATGGCACGCGTCAGTACCGCACCGCGTACGTCGAGGTTCCACGCAAGAACGGCAAGTCCACGCTCGCGGCCGGGATCGCGCTCTATTCACTTGTGGCCGACAACGAACCGGGCGCGGAGGTGTATCTGGCAGCCGTCGATCGTGACCAGGCGGCGATTGTGTTCGACGTCGTGCGCGAGATGGTCGCGCAGGAACCGCACCTGAAAAAACTCCTGAAGGTCGTACCGTCAACGCGCAGGATCATCCACAGCGCATCGAACTCTGTTTTGCGCGTGATTGCATCGGACGCAGGCGGGTCGCACGGATTCAATGCGAGTTGCATCATCGGCGATGAGGTCCACGCATGGCCGTCACGGGAACTCTGGGACGTCCTTTCGACCTCGACGGGTGCGCGTCGTCAACCCCTCATGATCGGCATCACGACGGCGGGGTTCGAATCCAATAGCCTTGGCGGGCAGTTGCACGAATATGCCGAGCGGGTTCGCGATGGCGTCGTGGATGATCCGTCGTTTTTGCCTGTCTTGTACGGGGCCGAACCAGACGAACCGTGGGATGATCCGGCGGTCTGGCGCAAGGCGAATCCATCACTCGGGCACACCGTGACCGAGGAGTATCTTGCAGGCGAATGCGCCAGGGCGAAGGCGGTTCCGGCGTATGAAAGTGCGTTCCGGCGGTTGCACCTGTGCCAATGGGTCAATCAGGAGACCCGCTACCTGCCGATGGAAGCGTGGTCCGATTGCGCGGGCGGCGTGACGTTTGCGGACCTTGAAAACGAACTTGACGGTGAAGTCTGCTACGGCGGGCTGGACCTATCCGCGACAACGGACATGACGGCGCTCGTCCTCGTGTTCCCGCGCGGTGGCGGGAACTACGATGTGGTTCCGCGTTTCTGGTTGCCAGCCGAGGACATCAAGCGCCGGTCCGAACGGGATCGCGTGCCGTACGACGTGTGGGCGAGGCAGGGACTGCTGACACTGACGCCAGGCAACGTGGTCGATTACGCGCACGTCCGTGCCGAAGTCAACGCGCTGGCCCGGCGGTACGTCGTTGGCGGGATCAGTTACGACCGATGGGCGGCTACGCAACTCGTGCAGGAGTTGATGGCGGATGGCATTGACATGGCACCGATGAGCCAAGGCATGGCCTCGATGGCAGCGCCGACATCCGCGTTGCTCGGGTTGACATTGGGGCGCAAACTGAGGCACGCGAACCATCCGATCCTACGCTGGCAGGCGGACAATCTGGTCGTGATCAGCGACGCTGCGGGCAACGTGCGACCGGCAAAACACAAGGCGCGACAGCGCATTGACGGCATTGTGGCGCTGATCATGGGCATCGACCGGGCGTCACGGAACGCAGGCGCGGGCGCATCGGTCTACGAGGAGCGGGGAATGCTGGTCCTATGAGCGACGAGGTTGGCGCAATCATGATCGACGCGGTCGGCATCATTGGCGTGATACTGTTAGTCACCGGCGTCGGCATGTGGTCGATACCGGCTGCGCTAGTGATCCTCGGCCTTATCGGTATCCTGCTGTGGATCGGCGCGTTGGGCGCGTCACGGAGGCAACAGCGATGAGCGTGATCGGACGCGCCCTATTCGGCAGCGGTGAAAACCGCAACTACTGGTGGCCGCACCTGGCGCAGGCGATGGCCGGGAACGCGAACACGACGGGACGTCCGGTGACCCCGGCGACTGCGGTCGGGTCGACTGCCGTCTGGGCAGCGGTCCGGATCATCAGCGAATCCATCGCGACCCTGCCGTTGCGCGTGTACGAGCGTCGGAACGGCGGGCGCGTCATCGCGACCGAACATCCGCTGTATCCGATCTTGCACGACCGGCCAAACCCGAGGCAAACCGCGGTGGAGTACCGCGAACAGCAACTCGCCAGCCTGCTCCTGTGGGGCAACGCGTATACGTGGATCGACCGATACCCGTCGGGCCGACCCCGGTATCTGTGGCCGATTCGGCCGGACCGCGTGACTGCGCGCATTGATGTCGCAACCGAAAACGATCCTGTTCCTAGCCTCGTGTACGTCGTGTCGACGCATGATGGCGGACAGCGCGTCTATTCCGCGGATGAAATCCTGCACGTTCGTGGCCTGTCGTCCGATGGCCTGATGGGCCTGTCCCCGATAGCGGTACACCGTGACGCGGTCGGGTTGGAACAGGCCGAGCGCGAGTTTGCCGGACGGTTCTTTGGCAACAACGGCCGTCCTGGCGGCGTGCTGAAAGTCGCCGGGCGCTTGTCCAACGACGCAGCCGTCCGGTTGAAACAATCGTGGGAAACCGCGCACCGGGGACTGGAAAACGCACACCGCGTCGCGGTGCTTGAAGAGGGCATCGAGTGGCAGTCGATGGGAATGCCTCTGCAGGATGCGCAGTTTGTCGAACAGCGCCGCTTCTCCATTGAGGAGATTGCGCGCATCTTCCGCGTGCCCCTGCATCTGATGGGCGATCTTCAGCGCGCGACGTATTCCAACATCGAACACCAAAGCATTGAGTTCGTTGTCCACACGATCCGGCCGTGGTGCGTGCGACTGGAACAGGCGTACGCGACCCTGCTCTATCCCTCCGAGCGTCAGGCACTGTATGTGGAACATTCAGTCGACGCGCTCCTGCGGGGCGATATCAAGTCGCGCTACGATGCGTACGCGGTTGCGCGTCAGTGGGGCTGGTTGTCAGTGAACGAGATCCGTGCGCTTGAGAACCTCAACAGCGTCGGCGTCGACGGTGATAGCCTGATCCAGCCGCTCAACTTCGGGCCGATGGCCGGACCCGTGCCATTGCCGAACGCACCGGCGGTGCGCGCGCTCGTCGAAGAGATCACGCACCGCAACGCGTTGCCGGACGATGCATCCGCGGGCATCGAGATGCGCGCGCTCGGTGCGCCTGGGTGGATGCGCCGGAACGCACGCCGGGGTCTTGCATGGCATGAACAGGGATTGTCCGGCGACGGCATCGTGGCACGCACCGTGCGCGAAGCGCGCGAGATGGCAGCGGGCACCGTGAGCGAGGACAAGGCGCGTCGCATGGCGGCGTGGTTTGCGAGGCACATGGTCGACTTGCAATCACCGGACGCGGACCCGCAATCGGACAACTACCCGTCACCGGGTGTTGTGGCGCATGCATTGTGGGGCGGTGGCACACGCCCTGAATCCGAGCGCGCGATGCGGTGGGCGAAGGCGCGCGTGGCTGAACTTGACGGCGCGGATGCGCCAATGACCGAAGGCCGGACATTGTCCGGCGATCACGAGGACGACGTCACCGCGCTTGTCGGGATGGCGATGCGGTCCCTCGATGTCCCCGGTATCGCGTCGGCGATCCGGGAGAGTCTCGGAGCGGAAAAGTGAGCGAAGGCACTACGCGCGGTGAGGCAGCCGCGCACATCCTGGCACGCGAGATGGGGCGTCGTACCCGTGCGATCCACACGCGCATCGACGATGTGGAAAAGGCACGGCGCGAGGCACTGGACGAATTGCGCGCCAGACACGTTGCAACCGACGGCGTGGACGAGCGTCAGGATGGCCTGATTGACGGCCTGCGCGCCGACCTCGGAAGCGTCCAGCAGGTCGCGTCGGCGATTGATCAGGCGCATGGCGAAACACGCGAACTGACCGCGGCACAGGCGCAAGAACTCGTGCGCATTGCGCAACGGTTGACGGCCAACGAGGCGACAGACGCGCGACAGGATGGCGTGATCACTGAGGTGGTCGACCGCGTTGACGTGCTGGAATCGACCGCGCCGGTGCCGGGACCGAAGGGCGAAAAAGGCGATCGCGGACCGAGCGGGCCGCGTGGTGCCATGGGTCCACCGGGCGTGCCTGGTGCGGTCGGATCAGGCACGGGCGGTGGCGGAGCCGGAACTATCAACAGCGTTTCCGTTTCATCCGGCCTGTCAATCACGGGCACCTCTGATCTCACAATCACCAATACCGGCGTGCGCTCCTTGGCCGGGTCCGGCATCAGCGTGTCGTCAGCCACCGGCGCAGTGACGATTACCGCTCCGAGCGTCACGGCTGGCACCGGAATCACGGTTGCCGGGTCGGGCACCACGGCGCTCACCGTATCCGCGACCGGCGTCAACAGCGTGAGCGCAGGCACCGGCATCAGCGTGTCAGGCACCACGGCGCTCACCGTCAGTGCGACGGGCGTGAACAGCATCGTGGCTGGCACGGCGATCTCGGTCAGTGGCACCACGACGATGACGGTCAACAACACGGGCGTCACCGCGCTGGCAGGCACCGGGATAAGCGTCAGCGCAGCCACAGGCAGCGTGACGGTCACGCCGACGTATGCAGCGCCGACCGCGCTCACCATTGGCGGTACCGTCGTCACCGGCGCAGCCGCGTCCGTTGCGAACTCGGCGCACGTCCACGCCATGCCTGGATCAGCGACTGCCGGTGCATCCGCGGTCGGCGACACGGCAGCGACTGGGACTGCAACCACCGTTGCGCTGTCCGATCACCGGCACAGTCGCGAGGCGTTCGGCACACCGGGCGCGGTGACAGGTGGCGCGACGGCTGCATCAGGGAGCGCGACTACCCTTGCGCGTTCCGATCAC